GGGATCGCTGCTGCTGGAGCGGCAATAAGCAAAAGCAGCAACAGAATCATTTGATCGTCAGTTCTTGGATGACTTGACCGATTGCAGTTGTACCAGCGCCACCAGCCGTGACTGTAATAGCTCCTCCTGAATCCACTGTGCCCGCTAGCGTTGACGCCACCCCTCCAGAAGTGGTTGTCACATTGCCGAACACTGGCAGTGCTGGAACTACTCCGGCGGTAACTGTTGTTGAGAGGACGGTTGGGACATCGTCTCCTTCTGTATAGCTTTCGCTGTAACTAAAAGCATCACCAGCAGTAGTAATGCTGTAAACGCCAGGGGTGTAACCGAGAGCAGTCCCGGAACTAAATGCAGTGAACTTACTAGCAGTGTCCAAAGTGACGTTAGAGCCAGAAATTGCCAGTGAACTTGGCTGACGGATTGCAACGGATCCCGCTCCATCAACCGACAGCGAAACGCTTGATTGGATTTTATGCGTGATGTCTGCCTGCGCTGGAGCGGCAAGCAAGCTGGCGGCTAGTGCCAGAAATGCCTTTTTCATTGGATTCCGGCTTTGGTGTCCTTATTCTCTACGTTAACGTTTTTCTCCTCCTTCTTTTTCTTGTTCAATTTGCCCAATGCTGGCGTATAGGTCGCAGCTGTACCAGTCAGAAGTGACGCAGGAAACGTAGGGTCTACCGCTTGCGAAAAAATGCCAAGGTAATTAGCGGTCAAGATGCCCATAGACCAAAGCAGGATCGTGACGCGAACAACGTCACCCAGCCAAGAGCTGTTTTGGTCCTCCTGTTCCTGCTCTTGCAAGTCTTTCGTCTCTGCCATGATGGATTGACGCTAGAGGTCGGATGGTGGTTGAAGTCTGGGCTGCAGTTGCTGGAGCAAGCGTAGGAGTAGCTTCTGCTGGCTTGACTGGAATGTCCCGTCAAAGCCAGCAAGGGCGAGACTCCTTGATACGCCTTACAACTGCTGTAGATAATTTAGCCAGTCGCCTTGATGTGCTCCACGCTGATATCAGGACAAGAGACCAGGAAATTTTCGGCAGATTGGCCGAGTTAGAGCGTTCAGTGGCGCGACTTGAGGGCCATAGCGATCGGAACTAAGCTAATAGAGCCCTGTATAGGTATCCAATGCTGTTACTTCTCAAGCCATTGGTACTGTCAATGGCTCAATCAAAGGCTTTTAAAGAGCTGATCATCGCAATGCTAGAGCGAGTCGTAAAGCAAACCGACAACGATCTAGACGACTTGGCAGTCAAGCATCTCAAGGATCTGCTGTTCCCGACTTCTCGTGTGGATAAATAGCGTCAACCATATTAGTTCGGCATGATTAGCCCGTCAGCTGCTGTATTGGTAGTCATGGCCCTTGCTTTGTTGCCGTTTTTCCAGTTTTTTCGTGGTACGCCCCACCAGTTGGCTGCTGTTAAACAGCTTGAAGAGTCGCTGCCGCCGAGCTTATTGGAGGAAGACGAGGCTGGCTGGTTTCAGGCCTGGAAGGAAAGCGGATATGACCAGCAGATTTACATGCCCTACTTCAGACAGCTCGACAACAAGACTGGAACGGGCTATCGAGAGTGTTTCAGTTCAGCGGCGGCCATGGTGGCTGCGTATTACAAGAAGGTCCGCACAGATGATCAATACAATGCGATCCGTGCTCAATTTGGCGACACCACGTCGGTAGAAGCTCAGCTAGCAGCGCTGCGGAGCTTGGGTCTAGAAGCTGAGTTTCGTAAGGATGGCGATGCTGACATGGTGGAGCTTGAGGTCGAAAACGGCAGGCCTGTGTTAGTTGGTTGGTTGCCCGCAGGCAACATGCTTCGTGGCGAGCCGCCAATGTGCAATGGCTTGGGTTGTGGTCATTGGAGCGTGATCAGCGGTTACGCAGGTAAGAACAGCAACGATCCAGAGTGGATCATGCAAGATCCTCGTGGCTATCCCGAGATGGAAAAAGGCGGGCATAGCAATCCGCACTTAGGACGTAACGTCCGCGTCAGACAGGCTGCGTTCTATCAGCGTTGGCAGTCCGAAGGCCCTGGGACAGGCTGGGTGATTTTGGTCAGTGACTAAGACGTCAGTAGCATTGGTCTTTGCTTTACTCGAATGGCGGTTCTGTGTGACTGGGAGATCCAAGCTCGTTGCCGCAAAGGCGACATGGTCGTCCCGTTTAATTCAGAGCTGTTGAATCCAGCCAGCTTGGATGTGCGCCTAGGCGATCATCTGATGATCGAGAGCATCTACAGCCCTGAGCTGATTCGTATTGACATCTCAGACAGGACAGAAGATGAGCCGTTCATGCTTCAGTCCGGCGAGTTTTGCTTGGCTGAGACATTTGAGCTGTTTAACCTGCCCAACGACATCAGCTGCCAGTTTGTACTCAAATCAAGCCGCGCACGATCTGGTCTTAATCACCTGCTTGCTGGCTGGTGCGACCCAGGCTGGCACGGAAGCAAGTTGACGCTTGAGCTAAAGAACGAGCGCTTGCATCATGCCTTACCTCTGTATCCCGGCCTAAAGATCGGCCAGATGGTCTTTCACGCCATGTCAAACACGCCAATGCACAGCTATGCGGAGACCGGCCATTACAACAATCACTTGACAGTCATGCCGTCTGTGGCATGAATTGATAAATATCTTCAGGGCTATGGGCTGGGCTGACTGGATGGTCGTGACTCAGAGCCTTGAGGAGGAGCTTGAGCTTGAAAAAAGTGTCCGTGACATTCAAGGTTGCAACGACGAAGACGCACTTCGGACAATGTGCGTCTCTTTGATCCGCACCAACTGGCATCAAGCAAAGCTGTTGCAACAGGCAGTCGGTCACATTGCAGAAATTGACTCCTCAGTTGCAGCCTTGGGGCTGTAAGCAAGAGTCACAAGTTCAAAGAACTGCTTAGCCGCCCAGTCTTTTGACTCCGGAAAGTGGCGTGCCATGCCGCCATACTGCACAACCCAAGCAGTGGATCCATCCTTGACCGCAAGCTCAATCGTTGGCTTTGGCATTTTTCATGTGCTGGATGTAGATGTCAGCCTGCCAAAGATCATTTGAAAACTGCCTCTGCCCATCAGGGCCGCAGCTGCAATAGCGAGGCTCACCGATTGGTTCTACACCTTGAATGATGTAAAAGCCATCGCCGTAGTCCATCGCATCAGTCGGGACATTGCCAAAAGTAGGCGCAGTCTTTGGCGAAGGTTCCACCAGTCATCCTCCCTTCAGGACAGCCAACGTTGCAGCTAGCTTTAACTACTTCCCAGTGTATGCAGTTCATACAGCGTGGCTGAGAACTGTTCAGGCAACGCGCATCTGCATACAGTTGCTCTGCCTCAAGCACTGCTTGTTCAAGTTCAGTTGCCGACAAGCTGTAAGAAACTTTCCCAGTCTTGGTTTTTATCTTGACGCGCCATCCATCGCCATCCTCACTAAGGACCATGCGTCCGGCGTGGTAACGCAATGAGGCCATAAATTACTTATATATCGCCCTCAGTATCTCAGCTGCTTCAAGCGCTGCGCTATGGGTGTGGCAGGGTTCACCCCAATACACAACTGATCCATCGAAAAACCAAGGCTTGAACAAAGGCATAATCCCAAGTGTCATGAGGTGAACTCCAACAGAATCTGGTTGACGCATGGCTATAATTTGGGCTCTTCACCCTGAAACGGGCGAAGGACAGTTCACCTGCAGCGGATCAGGTGCGAGGGGTGCGGATGCGTGAGTCGGCCTTAGTCCGCAACCAATTTTGTGGCCTAGGTGATGTAGGGCCAGGAAACCTCATCATCTCTTTGCCAAGCGTTCGGCTCTGAGCCGCGTGACGAGACGTAGTCGGCGAAGACCCGCTGCAACTCGGTTTTAGACACACCAGCAGCAGCAGCCAGTTTCACGGCGTTTGCCTTCCCCCGATAAAGCAGGTCGAGAGCATCTTCTAGCGTCAGGCCGGCGCTAAGGTCGAGACGCGACACACCCTTGGTCATGCCCTATCACTACGACGACAAAAAGAAAGGCACAAAGAAAGGCGGCACCAAGAAAGGCGGCAAGAAGTAGTCACTTGACCACTTCAATAGCGGCACCAGGCCAGCGGGCTTTGCCGTAGCGCACTGCGTCCCGCTGACTCTCTGCTTTTAGCTCGACCTTCATTGCAGCCATCTGTTGGTTGCGAACTAACAGCTTGTAGAACTTGGTTTTCGCCCCTTTCCTGGGATGGCTGATGCCATCGCCGTGCTGGGATTCAGGATGATTATCCTGCCACTGAAAACTGCTCAAGATTTTGACTCCTTGCCAACTTGGAAAAGCGCATCTTGACGCGCTTTTTCGTAGAGCTTATCAGCCTGCAACGGGCCGATCAGCGCCGAGACTGCTTGCCTGAAATAGGACAAGTGATAAGCCTCGACTTTCGAAAGATCATTCTCTTTTACCTGCTTAATTCGAGTCATAAACTGCTCGCAAATTTTTAACTTTACGCTAAGTTTGTGCAGCCAATCAAGCTCGGTAGTGTCTCTCTCGTCATGCATCTTTGCGCTCATATTGCTAATAGCAACGTTAAGCTCACACTCTAATACATTCAAATCGTTTCGAGTAAGAGACTGTATGTCTGCGATATAAACGGCTTTTCCTAAAGAACTGCTGTCGTAAAAAATGTTTCGCATTGGTAAAAAGTGTAAGTTGTAATTTTAAGGCAAAGTCACCTTGATGGCACTGCCATTCGCGTTGACGTAAGAAAGCGGGTTAGCACGCCTCATTAGCCAAATGCCAGCATGACCGATCGGCGCCACGTTGATTGGTGGCTTACTTGCTGGCAAAGGCCGCAGGTACTGCACAGTCCAGCTTGGTGGACGCTGCAGCAGTACAGGGCGCTTGCTGCCCCACCTAAGCATGGTGAGGCCAATCTTCTCAAAAGTCCGGGACATGTTCCTCCAGTAGTTTTTGTTGGGCTGCGATTAGGTCTTGCAGCTGAAACTGCCGCATGACCATGTCGCGGTACTGCTCAGCCGGGATCGTGACAAACGAACCCTCCGGCAGGTCATCCAGCTTCTGGTGGATCCACTGACGCTGCATCTGCCATGGAGAGTCCGGGATGTCCATCAGAAGATGTCCTCCTGCTGTGTCTGCACAACTGTGCCGCCTGTGCTCTTGGCAAGGTTAGCTGCTGCCACAGAGACCTCTACAGACTGCTCGCCAGCAGACTGCGCTTCCATTTGCTGCTTAACCTCTTCTGCAGCCTTAAGTGTCTTGTAGTCAGGAGAGTAAGTGAGACTCAAAAATTTCTTGCCAGACTTACTTTCTTTAGCCCAACCAGAAACCTTGATTGGAATAACCTTGTCATCGAGATACTCGTCACGTTTAAGTTCTGTACGAACTGCATATTGCAAATGCTCGACAAAACTCAGCACCTGGCTCACAGGAATCTGCATCGTGCCCGTGAAGTTTGGGTAGTTTTTGTTTGGGTCATATTTATCCCCGTACAAGCGCTGCTGATCTTCAGGACTATTCTTGAAAATGTTGGAGTTGAACTTGAATTCCATGGTCACTTTTTAAGAGAAGGGTTTTGTTGCTCGTACTCTTCAATCTCAACAATTGGATAGAGAATACGAACTGGGTGCTGAGCCTTAACGTACTTAGGCCCTGTGTCCTTGCGCCTCCAGTTGGCCAGCGTTACAGGGTGCATCCCCCAACGCTTTGCCAGCTGAATGGTGTCTAGGAACTGTGTGTTGTCCATTAGTCAAAGAAGTCATCGACCTCCCCTACAGCTGGCGGCTCAGGGTCAGGGACATGCTGAGGTTCGGTTTTAGGAGCCAAAATTCCAGCAACCTTGTCAAGCTTGCTTTCGGCTGGCTCAGGGGCAACTGTGACCTCAGCCTCGATCACCTCGTTCTCCTCAACAGATTGAATGCCGAGGATTAGGTCAGGGATGTGGAAGCGGCCAAAGGCCGACGCCGCGCGGTAACGGAGCATCGTCTGAGGCATCGTGCTCCACTTGGTGTTTTTAGTCCACCCTTCCCGCTTGGCCATGTCCAAGGTGATCTTGGGGCCAGAGACTTGCTCGCCTGTGGTTTTTAGCGTGGCAAAGCACTGACAGGAATCAGCGGTCTCGTTGTAGGTAAAGCCCTCAAACCGACCACAACCCTGGATCAAGCCAATAATGAACTGGCTGCTCCAACTGGGGCGACCATGAATCACATTTAGGTTCTGCATCACCTGGAAAGGCGACATGCCCATCCTGTTGGCGATTTCGATCGCCACGATGCAGTTAGGCAGGCCAGCTTGGCCCCGATAAGCATTTGGGACCAAGGCGCTATCGGCGAGCGACGCAGCAATGCGCTGCGCCGACTCAAACGACTGGATGCTGCTGTAAACCGACTTATTTGAAGTGGTTGTCAGAGCTGATTGATCAGCCATTAATCACCTCAGGGCTAGGAAGAGCTTGCTCCATGCGGAGGCGCAGGTCACCGAGCTTTTGGTTACTGGGCTCACGCTGACCACAAAGGATCTGAACAGTGTTGCGCAGAAGCCACGCGGAGAAAGCTTGATCAGAGTCAAAGCCAGAATCAACACGAAGCTCTTTGATCTTTTCGCCATACCAAGATGACAGTGTCATCTCAATACGGGTCTTGTTCTTAGCGCCAGGCTGGCGGGCCATGATTGATAGGTGGTAGATGGAATAGCCGGGACTTACACCTTGTCGGGGGAGAAAGGATGCCCGGTGGTCATTGCTGTCGCTTGTAAGCCTCGTAAAACGCTCGCTCTAAATGAGTGAGCTTGGGGTCTTTCTCGTTAAGTGCAGCTCTGGCACGGGCCTTTGCTGCAGCAATAACGTCTTGAGGCCGTGTGCCCCAATGTGGGCTGGCCATCAGGCAATAGCTGCATACATTGACTCC